ACATCCGCCCGCCTCATCCGGATTGGCGGCTTTCTTTTTATGTACACCGTGCGCCGTAAATCCGACGGCATAACGTCGGTTAAGTTGAGCGCACAAAGGATCACCCGCGCCGCATTGGTTGCAACCAAAGTTGTCACGATATTCCGCCGGACATCTCACAACGTTTACACCGTCAACCGCCCGGGATTTTTTACCCTGCCAAAAATCTAAGGGAACCGCACAAACCGTCGGGACTTTCATTCGAACATATTTAGCCGCCATTGCCGCCGTTTTTGCCGAGTAGTTTATAACAGTCTTGCCCGCTTGTAATTTCTTGATCCAATGGATTGGCGAGAAATGCGAGTAAGTAAATGCAACCCCTTTATGAGGAACAGAATCAACAACCGCATCAAGATAATCTTGATCGACTTTTGACGCGCCACAACCCGACGGGTTTAATTCACACGTTGCCGGACATGTTCCGAAGTTATCATTTTCGCCCGCTCTATAAGTTACCGCAACGCCTTTTGTCTTTTGCGCTCGGCTAATTTCTACAGTCTTTAACATGGTTGCCCCCATTGTTTGATATAAGATAATATAGAACAATATAGAGCATAAAAAAACCCGGCGTCAACCGGGTTAATTTATTTATTTTTTACGTCGTCTTTTTGGCGGCTCATGGGTTAGTTCTTCGCCATATAATAGTTTGTAAATCCAACCGACTAAAAACATTACCAATCCCCCCTGAATACTTTTGCAAATACCTCATCAAGAATTTTATTTAAATCATCTTGTGTCATGTTGTTCCCTCATTTTTTTAAAGTTAAGTTCTGTTACTTCCGGTTGTTTAAAAATATCCACAACCGCAAGGCCGTGATAGTTTGCGCCGGTATCTTTCGAGAAATCACGCCGCGCTATTTCGCTCGCTTCGGCAGGGTTTTCCGCTTCAACTATATGAGTTGCAGAAACCACGCCCTCGACAACTATCTCATAAGTTTTAAGAGCCATTACCAACTCCCCGAATATGTTACATCGCGCCAGAAACCATCGTCGCGTTGTAACCAAGCCGCAGCATCCCGAAAGATTTTTGCAGTCTTAGCAACTTGTTCTGCCTCAGTATAATGATCGTCAATTTCTGTGTTGTAGTTTGCATCAGGCAATCGCCCTTGCTCCACGGCTTCCGCAATTTCCAATAGTTGGTTTGGATCAAGCGGGATTTCGTGAAGACAGTCCGAGTAATGTTGGTCAATAAAGTTATGCAGGGCCCAATGTTTACGCCATTGGCCGAGATCGAGTCGTAAGCTTGTGACCTCATAACCATCAACCTTTTGTCGTTCATGCTTACCGTCGTGAGTCGGGGTAAACTTATCCCCCGTTAGATACATATCTAGTCCCATGTTTTTTTCTCCATAGTTAAGTTAAGTTAACTATGCGATCCTATGCGATTATATAGGACATATCAACCCCAGTATTTTTTCCCAGTCAAAGTCCCCCTCTTCAAAGTAAGCGGGCTCGACCGCCAATCCTTCAAACCTCAAGTCCATAGCATCACTTGCGGGATACAGATAGATACGTTGCGGCATGGTTTTCGTCTTAACCTTACGGACTAGAACCCAAGCGCTGCCGTGAGCATGGTTAGTTAACCAAGCCACTTGATGAGGGCGTAGCTCGACCGCATTGCCGCCGCTCGCCTTTAGTTCGATGAAATGGAACAAACCTTTTTCGTCACACAACAAAACGTCGGGCACTCCGGGCATGGCCCACGTTTCTAGTCTAGTGGATTTTATCTTCCGGCTGCTTTTCGCCATCCCAGTCTTCATCATCCGCCACAAGTCGGCTTCTCGCTTTGTCGCGGTTTTGGGGATTGTCCTGTCCTTCGGGAGTAATGTCGATAGTGATCGGGGCATAGCTTTGTTTTATTTCCTTTAGGGCGTTCAAGACTTCATCTTTGCTCATAGAGTCGATGCTTCCATGTCTTATCTCGCTTTTGCTTACATAAATATCGCCTTGTGCTTGCCCCCGTCGATATTCCGCTTGGACGGCTGCCGAATAGGCACCGTTGGTTAGAGCCATGTCTCTTATAATCTGTAGGTCTTTAATATGTCGTTGGTAGTGAACCCCAAACTTCTCATCCAGTTCTGCCCGATATTCTTGAATAGCGTTCACAACGTGTGGGCTGATGTGTGGGTTAGTAAGTTCGTAGGCTCTAGTGTGTGAGGAGCTTACGGGGTAGCCCGCATTGATAGCGGCTTCACGCATAGTTATCTGACCGTCTTTCGAAACCAGTTCTTTCACAAACAGTTCTTGTCTTCGGGTCAAAGGTTGAGCCCGGGTTGCTTTGGGGCGACCGGGTTTTTTTCTCTCAACAACCGCTACCGTTTTAGAAATGTCTTTTTTGGCTTCGGCCTTCTTTTTTCGTGGCATAAGTGTTCTCCAGTTATTTCCAGATACATTGCCTCAAAAAGTCCGCTTTGTATATATAGAGCAAAATATATTTTTATAATTAAAAAACTTTCAGGCCCTTTAACGCAATAAGCCGCCTAGTCTCTGAAGGGTTACATAAACACCCTTTTTGTTACACATTTGTTTTTCACTTATGTAACTGTATAACCCTATATACATAAAGGACAATTTACCCAAAGTTACACGGTTACACCGGTTACGGCTATTTTAGCATAAAAATATTTTTTTCTATTTATATCTCTATATACATATAACGGCGTTTAATTAGTTACCGTGGCCCGTGGCCCGCGCTTTCTGACCTTTGCGCTTACAAAGAAGACCCGCGATCCGCGAGCCTTGGTTTGAGGAGGAGTATTGGTTATCGGGGTTTTATGTTTAACTCTGCTTTTTTTCTTCATATGGTTCGTATTCGTTTCCAAACAAGTGTTCCAGCATTGGCTCCAGCATTTCTGCCATTACTTTCATACGATCTTTTGGTTGGATGTCGGGATTTTCGTGAACGAATGTTGCGACTCTTGCAATTGCTTCAATTCCATTGATTGGTTTATTTAGGTTATTTTCCATTACTCTTCTCCAAACACTTCGTTTCCGATTTCGATTGGCAGTTCGATGGTAGTTGTTCTGAAAGTGCAGTGCATGCAGCATCGTCTTCGTTTAACGGTTGGGAACCCGTAACTGAAGTGCGGTCGAGAGTCTAACGCTTTCAGTTTTTTTTTACAATCGGGGCAGTGTGTTACAACCATGTTCATTCATCTATCTCCCCGGAGCCATCGCATGTTTCGCAGTGTCTTAGTTCTTCGTAGGGCTCCCCGACATCTCTGTCGGGGCTTTGCGGTTTAAATATTTCGACTGTTTCGAGCCCGGTTCCATCACAGTTTGGGCAGGCCATTGTTGAATGTGAATATTCTTCCATTGCGTCGATCCATTTGTATAGGTTATCAAGTTTTTTTTTGAGATGGTGGTTTGTCATTTCATAACAGGAAGTATTTCACAACGGAAACGACGACGACGATTGTTGCAACGGCGATTAGGTGCGGGGAATATTTTTTCCACATGGTTTCGGGTTCGTCCCAACCAAAAACGCTGAACCCTTCGGATTTTCGTGCCTCGGCAAGGAAGTCATCGCCGTATGGAGCTTTTAAAGTATCTTGCTCCTTCAACCGGGTTATCCATATCATCTTATCCGAAGAATTTTCCACCCAGTATTCCACTTCTTTTTCATCCCAACGGTTCACGAGCCGTGGGCCGCGGGAGCTTGGGCTCGGCACTTTGCCCGGTGCCGGGAAGTCTTGGCTTTTCACTTTACTGTATATAGTTGATCTTGATAGTTTGGTTATTTCGCAAACTCTGTAGATGTCGATTAAGGCCATGTCTTTCTCCTAATTTATTGTGGTTTTTCGGTTCGGCGCACTTCCCATAAAATGCAGGATTTGCCCCATTGCGTTATGCCCCGATTTCCGCTGTCTTTGACGCGCTTTTCGTTTGATAATTCAGACAAACGCGGTTGAACGGATACATACGGGCGCTCTAACATACTCGCCACTTGCTCAGTGCTAAGTGGTATAGTTGCTTTTAGCATTAATTTATAAACTTGTTCTCGCAAGTTAGCTTTTTTACCTTGACTGTCGTCAGCGGCGGCACGACTTGTGTCCCTGTGCTGATAACCGACACCTTCTTCAGTATATCCCATGTCGCTCTCCTTCGGTTAAAACATGAAGGAAGTATAAGACAGTATGCGATTAAGTCAAGCCTTACTCTTAGGTTCCCATGTATCAACTTCGGCGTACCAGTTTCCGGTTCGTCCACTTTCTTTAACTTGAACGTTAATCCATTCTTCTTTTCTTTCGGACAACCAAGTGATGAGGTCTTCTCGTTTTATACTAAGGTTGCATTTAACAAAGTCAGGGGCTTTATCGTTTGGTTTTTTTGCCATCAGGCCATTTACAAAATCTGTCATGCGTTTTTTATTCCATCCTTTTCGTGGTTTACGGGTATGTTTTGGTTTTAAACGTTCTAATATTTTGTGTTCATGTTTTTTAAAGAGTTTGTTTGCTAAATTTACACAAGCTTTGGATTCTGACGGGGAACACGCCGGGTCTTTAGCCTTACGCTTTAGTTTTGCAATACGTTCTACGACGACTTGTAAATCTTCGTAAGACATTTCCCATCCCTTTTAGAAAAAAAGCCCCTAGCAGGGGGCAACCGAGCTAGAGGCTTAATTATCTTAACTACAGAGTTTGAGGCATGACCCTCGAAAGTAGTTATAGGGGCCTTGTATGCGATATGCAACACTTAATCGCATACATCCTCCTGATATTCTGCATTTTCTATTTGATCGGTTATTGTTAAGGTACATATACCGCAGAACCTGACTAATATTTCTTCAGTCTTTTCCGTTATTTTAAGTTTTTGCGCGCACTTTGGGCACCGGTTTTTCACTAACCTTTTGTGTATTTCCCCTGTCCCCTTGATTATCATCCGCCAATCCTTTTGCAGAAGCTCTGTACCAATCAAACACGAGCCTTAGTTGGCCGCCAATCGTGCGACCTTCGTTTTTTGACAATTCTTTGATCTCTTCATAAACCTCCCGAGGGACGAGAATGCTTTTCCAACGTGTAGTATCCATATATTTTCTCCGATGCGCCTGCGCACATCTAGGATATTATAAGAGAATATGCAAGAATGCAAGGAAAACAGGAGATATACCTTGCCCTACGCCTTATTTGGTAAAAAGTCTGACCCCAACATCGCCGCATTGGTCCGGCATTTCGAAATATTCATAGACCAAGACAGTCATATGCATTGGGATTTGGAAACAGATCAGTTTTTTGTGAACGGCAAAGAGATGTTTTTTACAAAATACTTTGGACGAGCGGACGTGTTTGAAGAAAACAACTTCCAAAAGTACAGCAATTACCACTTAATGCAGAACTACCTTCTGTCCCATCCCCACATCCTACGACACAACCCGCGTTATTCAAGAGAGACGCCCATCAAGGCAGCTAACCTTGTTACCGCCAAGAGGGTCGGGCTCCGTGTTCCGCGGACCGTGATTGGTACGAAGTCGGCGCTTGAGGATTGCATTGTGAAACCTTTAACGGGGGGCGCACACGCTGTTGCAGGAAACGAAGCTCAGTACACGGCTATTGTTCAAGAGCGCATGTATGGCATGAACCGACGGTTATTTTTAGTGGGGGACCAACATTTCGGCTTTGAGTTGAAGACGAACAAGTTGGATTATAGGGACGATCCTAACACCACGGTGTCTCCGTGGGATTTTGACCCTGATCTTATTGAAAAGACGCGGGAGGTTGCCAAACGTGTGGGTTTAACTTATTGTGCGGCGGATTTTATGGACGACGTATTTTTAGAAGTTAACTCTGGTCCGATGTTCGCGGCGTTTGATGCGAAGGTAAACGGCAGGTTAGCGAAAGCAATCCGGGACACGATATAAAAAAATACCCCGCCGAAGCGGGGCAGTTAGTCGAGCAGTGTCCAAGCTACTTAGCTTCACCCCATGATGGTCCGATTTCAATGTCACATTTACTCGGGACTTCAAGAGGTATCGCAGTCTCCATAATCCTAGCGATTTCCTGCGCCTCGTCAACAGTTTTGACAGACATTGCAATCTCGTCGTGGATTTGCACCATGGGAAGGTGACCAGCCTTGTATAAGTTAACCATCGCCTGCTTTGTCATATCAGCGGCGGACGCTTGGATCAGCCTGTTCATGGCTTTGTAAGTAAACGCCCGCTTCAGGCGCGTGGTTGGCCCGTAGGCGTCCACAGCTTCCTTGTACGGTAGTGCTTTGTTCATTGCGAACGTGTCAGGTTCCCAAAGCTCGAACCGCGCCTTACGGCCCGCTAATGAGCGCAGAGCGCCTGCCGAAGATTTCTCGTTCAGCCTGTTCATAACACCTCGGGTCAGTCCCTTAACGAACGGGACGCGCTCGTGGTACTGTTTAACGAGGCCCTTCGCTTCTTCCAGCGAAACGTCTAGCTGTTCGGACAACTTATTCACGCCCATGCCATACATCATGCCCAAGTTAATTGTCTTGGCCTGCTTTCTGGGAATGTTAGCCATCTCTGCAACCATGGTGTGGAAGTCAGTGCTAGGGTCTTCGTTGTATGCTTTAACAAAGTCAGCGGCACCGTCGAGCGGAACGCCCCGGTTACGACCGTAGATGTGAGCATAATGCACCAAGATGCGTGGTTCTTGTTGCGAGAAGTCAATGGCAGCCCACTGTTCGCCTTCTTCTGGCAGGAACAACGAGCGGATCATAGGACCAAGTTCAGGGTCGCGGGCCGGGATTTGCTGTAAATTTGGGTTGGACATAGAAATTCTGCCCGAAACTGTACCGCCATCGTCTGATCTGATTTGGTTTATGTGCCCGTGTATTCTACCATCG